CCTGCTGCAGATGTTCCATCAAATCCATCTACAAAACAATCGGCATCAGCCCCTGTTCCTAGATCTAGAGTTAATGTAGAACCGTCAGAAGCTGTATCAACTTCCATACCTGCATTAAGGATCATAGTTCCTTTTTTGACTGCAATTACTGGAACGACATCAGAAGCTGCAAGAGCAGAACCTTTGTCAGACAAAGCAGTTGCTAGATTCAAAACAGTTTGAACCATGTAGGGTTTTCTACCTGGGTTAGCATTGGCTCCCCGAGCAGACTGAAGTGTATTATCACCTAAAGCCATAATTCAATCTCCCCTTACGCTGCGTTATATTTAGCAGTTACGATTGCTTCTGGACGAAGAATCTTTCTGCCGTATAGATGCATACCACGAACGATGTCAGCAAAGCTGTCAGGATCACGATATGTTTCAGTCTTACTGATCTGCTCGGCAGTTGCTACTGCTGAGTCATGACCTGCAACGATCACACCAAAGTTAGTGTTTTGGTTTGCAGAACCTGCAGTTCCTGAACCTGTACCTACGTGAGGAAGGTTTGAGGAAGTATAGAGTCTGAAGCCATGCATGTTGTTCAGTACTAGACCATTGCGTAGAGCACCTGATTCACCGTAATCAGCGTTTAAGAACCTTGAGTCCTCATCGGCTAAGATTTCCATGAACACAGGGTCAACAACTAGCCATCTACCTTGTGAATCAACTTGTTGTTGATCTAACAAACGCTTCATGCGTGATATAATCATCGCAGGAGAAACAGTTGCTGTTGGTAGTGCAGTTGCACCTGGTAAACGTGCTGCTACAGGAATTGAGTGATCTCCTGCAGAAGACGTTGTGATGTTACCAAATGAAGACTTGATAAGTTTCATTGAAGATAACAACTCGTCTGAACCTGCTGTTGCTACAGCTTTTGAACCATTTGTTTGGTCATTAACTGTGTCAGCATCAGTGTGTAGTGCAGACTGTTTATAACCTGATAGATAGCCAAGAACTTCTTGGTCATGCTGATCAGCTAAACGATATGCTGCACGATTGGTAGCAAGATCCATAAAGTTGACATGTGAATGAGCTTCCTCAATATCGTCAATCTTAAAAGCATAGTAGTTAGCTTTATCAACGACTAGAGAGAAGTCTTCATCGTCAAGATCTTGTGCATTGACCTGTGTCCCACGAGCATATGCGCTCACTGAGATCTCAGGTTCTTTGATGATTTTCACCGTATCACCTTGGGCAGCTATCTCCCCAAAATAATCTGAATTGGTGATGTCACCACATACTGTACTCTTGCGGAATGCAAGTTGTACTTTTTTGGAGTATATGATACTGGAAAAGTTACCGTTAGGTAAGTTACCGTATCCTCCTGCTGTTGTAAAAGCCATGATAAAATCCTCCTGATATTTGGCTTGAATTAAGCTTAAACATCTAAAAGGGGCTGTACGTTTTCTAGGGTGCAGTTAGTATCAGGTTGCGCTACCGAATACCACTGGGCCTATACTTGTCCAGGTAGTTCTTCTTAGTTTAGACTTCTTATGAATTTGAGTATGACAAAAGGTAGTCAAAGTGAGGCTTTTGTCAATATACCCATAGTTATACTGCTGAAAATTGATTTGTCAACAGTTTTATCTAGCTTTGCCAGATACATCGTAAACAAATTTACCCGAACGGATAGCTTTGTTGATTTCGTCAGATCGTTCTTCAAACTCCATATCGGACATTTTTGCAACTTCTGACTCACGAATTGCGTCATTTGCATCTTCTACATCTACTTGTGTCTTAGTACGTTTAGTTACAGTAGAAGCTGCTTGTTTTGCTTTTGCTTTCTTTGCAGTCTTAGTTAAACCTTTGTCTACTTTGTATAGATCTATAACACGGACTACAGAAGCAGGGTCATCTGAGTTTTCATATAGTGCATCTTGTACCCATTTAGGTTGTTCTTCAACCCAAGTATGAAACTCTTCAGATGCACGTAGGTCATCAAAGTCTTCATGAGATTTACGTATAACACTTTCAGCTTTAGTTCTTTCAGCTTCTGTTTGAATTTTATCAAACTCTTGCATACGAGCTTCAGCTTTACTAAACATCTCTTGAGCTTTTTTAGCAGCAATAGTTTCTACAATACCTGCTACGTCTGGATACTCTTTAGCCCACTCTTCTATGTCTTCATCAGACTTAGGTGGTATAATAGATTCTTTTTCTAATCGTTTCTCAAAGGTTTTAAACTTCTCGTCCCATTCCTTTTCTTTATCTTGCATGTGGCGTCTTAGATCACCGTAACGCTTTTTAAACGATTTTTCTTCAGCAGATAACGTTTCTTCTTTAACTTCTGTATCGGCCTCTTTTTCTTTGGAAGCTTCTTTTTCTGGTTGCTGTTCTTCGTCTTCTTCTCCACGTTGTTCAGCTTCAAGTTTACGAATCTCCTCTTCTTCAGCTTCCATTCGGCTACGTTTCTTTTCGTGATTGTAACCTCTGTCTACAAATCCTGCTGTCTTCTGTGTTTCTACTTCTGCTAATTCAGGCATATTTTTTCCTTTTCTGTTGGGGTCAGCCGAAGCTGAGTAGCCTTATTATTTCTTTGCCTTTTTCTTTTTTTGCATCAATCCACCTCTGTTTAAACTTACTGTACCAGAAGGATTTTGACTTGATGCTGAAAGTGATTTTTCTAATTGAGATATATTATCTGCTGTTTCACCTGGAGTAGATGAGCTTGCTATATAACTATCTTTATTTTTCTGCAATTTGTTAAAAGCTTGTCTAGCTTTTTGTTTTCTGCTGTCTCCTGCTTGTTTAGATTTTTTACTATCAAATCCTTTGCCTTTTTTATAATCTGAAACTGTTGTTCTTCTAGTACCTGCTGCCCAGGAGTCAACATCTTCATAGTCAGTTCCTACAAACACTCCATTAACTTTGTTCATAACATTCTTGCTTCTAGGTTTATAAAAGAAGTTTGTAATATCACCTGCTTTTTCTAAGTAAGTATTTATATCTGTTTTTAACTTTTTTGCTAAGTCTGCATGTTCTTTAGAACCTGCTTTACCTTTTGCTTCTGCAATAATTTGAGCAGCTTCTATATCATACAAACCATTTAAACCTTTAAAACTTTGAAATGCTCCTGCAAGTGCTACTCCTGTCATCCCAGCAATTGCAAAACCTGCACCTCTTAAAAACCTACCAGACCCAGATAGATTACCTCTTTCAGCTTGAGCTACAAACTGTTTAATATCATCTACATTATTCCAATCTTTAAGGTCTTGACCCCAAGGTTTTACCTCTTGATCCTCACCCTCACCTGGAGGTGTAATTATACCTGAGCCTCCCCCAGTTCCACCAGAGCCACCTCTTTGAGATCTGTACATGTTATACTGTTCTAAAGTCATAGTAAAATCAGCAGCTCTAGCTGATTTTTCTTCTGCTTCACTATTTACAGTCCTAGTCTGACCAGCTGTATTATATAAGGTAATAGGAGTAAAAGGCTTAACTTCAGTTTGTTGTACACCCTGTTGATTGTTAGAAGGTCCAAAGATTGAAAAACCTAAGTCCTCACCTATGTATGGATCATTACTAGCCTTATTTCCTTGATCTAGAAAATCCTGTTCAACTTGAGCTGATGTTTTACCACCTAACATATCAGCCTCTACATCACCACCCCCATACATCATTACTGGATTACCTACAGCTTTAGCAGGGGGTTGTTCAAGAAGTTCTTGTTGTGCTTTGTAAGCATCTACAGAACCACCTTGAGACATACCCATCATCTCTTGTATAGCTTGCATTTCTTCTGGAGATAGCTCTTCGGTATTTATTGGTCCACCTGCAGGTACAGATTCTCCTCCTATTCTACCATTCATTTCCATCTCTTGCAAGCCCATTTTTGCTCTTTCTCGCAAATCTTCAAAAAACTTTACGCCATAGTAACGAACAACATCGGCAGGAACTACATACTCACCATCCGACAGCTGTGCGGGTATATCATCTCGTACTTCCTCAGCCATAGAACCTGACGGTATATCATTACCTGATACTGGATCTACATCCATACCATCATCTGTTAGACCACCTTCATCCATAAAGGCCATCTGCATTTGTTTATCCATCATGGCTCCACCTTTATTTAATCGTTTGTTGTACCAGTAAGTTTCAAACTCTTTTCTTGTAGGATTCTTTTCTTTAACAAAGTCTAATACTTGAAGTATTGTTCTTTCAGTTAAAACAGGAGTTTCATCGGCTGTACCTTTTGTATCAATATTTTGAAGTACCTTATCAAGAGCTATTTCTTCGCCACCTTTAAACTTAATTATACCGACTTGTATTTCTCTTCCATCTACCTCGTATCCTCTAGTAATAAACTCAGATCGTCCTTCAGGTCTTGGTTTTGGTTTAACATTCGGAAATGATTTATCCATAGATGGTCTAGGCATTGGTTTAGTTTCAAATGCTCTTTCTCTTTCAGCTTGTTTTACAAAAAACTGATCCCCTGCTTCTGCTCTAGGAGATATGTCAACTCCATCTATTGGCTCTGGTCTCACTGTGTCGCCTCCTTTGGCAAAGTTTTTAGGTTCTTTTTTAACTGCATCATTTTTTATTATTACTTCAGCTTCCCCAAAGTCCCTAACTAAATCAGGAGCTGCAAGTATATCTGATTTTTTTACGGTATAAGATTCTAATGCATAATCTTTACCAGATACCCAAGGCAAATGTAAACTGGGATCTGATCCACCATAAAGAGGGTCTAAAGTAAAAGACGTTACACCATCTTTTTTGTTTAAAGGTCCATATCTATAAACTGTAACTTCTTCAGGTAAATCTTTTAAAGCTTCTTGTGTTAAACCATATATTTCGTTTCTTAAAGATTGAACCTCAGATAATTTTGCGGGATCACCTGTAATGTCTCTAGTAGGTGATCTAAACTCTGCAAGAATTTCTCGTGCATATTCATCATCTAAAAAAATTGATTTAAATATATCTGGATTATCATTTACAGAAGGATCTATAATTCTCTGAAAGTCTGCTGATAAAGATTCTTTTTTTGCTGTTGTTAAAGGTTTTACATTATCTGATAAACCAAGTTTCTTTTTTACAGTATCTACAAGATTAGTTGACTCTGGTTCTCTTCTTGGTTTTATTTCATACTCAAAAGGGTCTACGCCATACTTACCTTGGTATTGGTACATATTACCTTCTTTTTCAAGCATACCTGCTCTAGCATCGACTGGAAATATATCTTTAGCTGTAGCACCAGACTCAAGCTGTGCAATAGTCATAGAAGGGTCTAACATTTCTTCAGTAAGACGTGCCTCTATTTCACCACCTGCACCTTCGTAAAAGTATGTTTCTATGTTAGATCTTTCTCGATCTACATCATAAACATCATCAGCTAATTTACCTGATACTAAACGTTGTTCTATTCTTTTTCTATTAAGTCTACCAATTAAATTAGTTCTATTTGCAGCTTTTTGTACTATTGATACAGGAACTCCATATTCTTTTGCTGTAGAAGCCCAAGTTACATCTTGTTTTAATTCATCAGGTTTAGAATAATGCTTATTATATATTTCTATTTCTTGTTTTGTAGTTAAACCTGGTAATGGATTATCACGTGCCTTCTTTTGTGCTTTTGTAAGTTGTATACTAGTTAATTTTAATTCTTTTTCTGCCTCATCAAACTTTTTTGAGATTGGTTTCTTTTTACTACGTAACTCTCTGTCTTTATTATATACAAGGTCTGGTGGAATATCGCCAGATGATGTACCCCTAACAAAACTCTCTTTCTTTTGAATTACATGTTGAAGTTCGTGAAGCACGGTCTTTTTTAATTTATCTATATTAGTAATATACTTACCATTTACCATTGACCTGTGTGCATCTGCACCCAAGTTAATTGAAAAAACATTGTCAACTTCATCATAACTTCCTAAAAGTTTAAGATTGTCTCCTTTCTTAGAATCTGCATTAAAAAATCTAACTTCTAAATCTTTAAATTCAGGGTATCTTTTATAAAATTCAGGGTGATCAAAAACATCAGATATTTTAACATTTTTAAAAATATTTGGATTTCTTGCATCAGGTGATACACCTAAATTTGAAACTCGATCTAAATTTTTTAATGATGCTTTAGTATCATCTATAAAATAACGCCACTGACCATCTGCAGGGTCTACATACCAACCAGTTTGACTCCAGATTTTTTTATTTAAATCGTAAGATATACCACCTTCTTTAGAGGCAGGTCTATTAAATTTATAAAAATCTGAATCTTTTAGAAGACCAATAGCTTTTTTAAGGTTTTTATCCTTAGCTGCACCTTTCATACTAACGCCACCAAAGAGTCTTAAAGAACCTTCAGGAACTTTAAATGGAGTTGATGCAGCACCTACACCTGCAAGTGTACCAAAAATATCTCCATACGTAGCTCCAGATTCCATTGATTGTTTAATTTGTTCCAGAGTCCCAACTGCCGCACCTTTA